AAAATATATTTAAAAATAAATGGTAAAATTTAATATTTTAGCCCAAAAAACACAATATTAAATCGATGCTCTCGAATTATCAGTCTTTAAATTTTTACAAATAAATAAAATTAATTTAATGGTATATAAGAATTATGATATGTGGTATGTTTTTTAAAAATATACACTTTTTGAAAAAAAATACAAATTTTACCTTTTTAGATTAATTTATTTTAACTTTTATGTTCATCATATTATAGTCTATTTTCTTAATTCTTTTGGTTAAATTATAAAAATAAATATGATTGAATATTATGATAATCCTAAATGTAATTATTCATTTAAAATATTAGTATATTTGCAATAATGGATAAATTATTTGGAACATATGTAGATGTTACTAATAATTAATTTAATTAATTATTTATTTTTATCAAACAAAAGTTTATCATATATACATTTATTTTTGCTTTTGACAAAATCAATTATATTTTCATATTCAATTATAATAACATTAATATTGTATATACTATTTGTCATAAAATTATCATCAACTATATTTATATGTATTATTGCATTATTCTTTAATTTAATTAAAATATTATATATATCTGTATGATTATTATTTATAGAAGTAGTAAAATAATTACACATACTACACATTTGTTTAAAATTAATTAAATCCATTATATGAATTGATTTAATATCGCAATTTATATTTAAAACAATATTACTTTCAATATTATTAAATTGAAAGTAATTTAAATTTGTTATTTTATTATTTAAATAAATTTCTTCAACATGATCCATGAAATATTCAAATGAATCAATATCCAAAAGTAAATTACTTTCAATCCATGTAATAGAATTTAATGTATCAATATAACTATAATTTGTATCAATTTTCCATATATTATAACCAAATAATAATGAACTACTGTATTGAATTTCGTTATCGTAATATTCAAACGAATCTATTATATTAAATTGTATTTTATTGATTATTATTTGAAAATGAAATTTAAAATATATATCTTTTGTTTTTGCAATTAATTCAAATGTATTATGTTTTGGATTAAATTTAAATTTTCTAATTTCAATAATTTTTTGTAATTGTTCAATAATATTTTTATTATTATCACCATATATATATGATAATATTTTATCGATATATAATTTTTGCCAATTTAAATAAGTTATACTCGATAAATTACTCATTTTAATATAAAGATGTTATAATTTATAACAATAAAATAAATCTTCAAATTTTACAAATTTTATTTATGAGTTTGTATTATTATATAAATATATAAACTCATAAATAATGACTACATTTGCTTCTATTATTTTCAAATAAATCAAAAAAAACTTATAAAATAAAATTACAATTTTTACCAGTTTTAATTTCTTAAAACAATTGCATTGGAGTTATATTCAAAAAATTGAATTATTTAATTAATCTATATAATGGTTATATATAACTATATATATTAATATGACATCTTATGTTTCAAGGTTGCAAGAATATTGTCAAAAAAATAAATTAGAATTGCCAATATATACAAATACATATTTATCTGGACCTTCGCATCAACCAATATATGATGTAACATGTATATGGAATGGAAAAACTTATACAGTCCAAACATCAAGTGTTAAAAAAGGTAAAGAACAAGTTGCTGAATTATTTTTTAATGAAATACAACCATTAGAACAAATAGGTAATACAATATTGGATCAATCAATAGAACCAATTATTAAACAAAAAAATAGTTCTATGAATATTAAACAAAGTATAGATATAATAAATGAACATTTACAAAATAATAATTATTCTGGGATTGTATTTGTAGATCATGAAAATGTTAATATCAGTTCAACAGAAATGTATAAAAATTATTATTATATATTGGTTAGTTCGAAAAATTGTACAAAAACATTAATAAATGAACATAATACATATAATGTAAAATGTTCATTTGTTGGTAAAGATGTGGCAGACACATTACTGATTTATTTGACAGGCAAATTAAATATTGATGACAAACATATTTTTATTTTTACCAAAGATCATTATGGAGATTCTTTGGCACGAATAATTGACGGATATCATGTTTGTGATGTATCAGAAATAATTAATTTGTCTGATAAATAAATTATGTTGTAGTTAATAGTTTTTTTATATTTATTATTGATTGATTTATTCAATGAAATTATTTTTTTATTCTTTTAATTTTGCATTTATTAATCATATTTGATGTTAATTCAACTTTTTCAAAATTTTTCTCTTGTTAATTGGAATTATTTCATCAACTAAACCAAGATACAAACATTCATGTGCATTCCAATAGATATCTTTTTTTAGAATATAATCTAAGTTGTCTTTATTTATTTTTGTATGTGTTCGATAAATATGTTTAATATCATTCATCATTTTATTATTACAAATTACATCAACATTCATTGAATTATGTTTGCCATAAGTTCCACTTGATAATTCGTGAATTAACATATATGAATGTTTATATATTTTTCTATAATCACAAACAACAGATATTATTGTTGCAGCACTACACACATTACCTTGAATAATACTTGTAAATTTAAATTTACTTGCTAAAATGGTCTACAATTGCAAATGCTGTGAATAAATTACCCATATATATTTTTAATGCATATTATATAATGAATAACATTAAATTACTATTATCTAATAATAAATAATAAATAATAAAAATATATAAATAATATAATATAATAATTTATTATTATAATACAATATTTTGTTATATTTTATATCTTCAATTGCATTTATCGAAGTTTATTATTATTACAAATATCTCAAACGACAAAAATACATAAAAAATTATAAACATCTCATGAAGAATACTAATAATATAGTAATGACAACATATTATCTAGAAAAAATAATACAAAATGAACCTTTTTTTAGAGATATTGGAAATTATTGCAACAAGAAAACAATTGAATTATCACCCTTAGAAATAAGTCAATATATTCATTCAAATATACATGGTAGACATAGACGTTCTACAATAAATGAAATAATTGAATACAAAAAAATAATTTATTCTCTAAAAATACATTATGGAAATGGAAATGATATATTTACATCAGATAATGTATATAATAGTGGTCTTCCAGGATTATCAAAATTGAATGTTACATATGGATCATATTTATTAAAAAAGATATTATTTTGATCGTTACGATTTATATTTGATAATTATATGTATTATTATTGTGGATATGATTTATATTATGATAATTTGACACATTATAAATATTATTCGAAGATAACAAATTACGATAAACCAGTATATATGTTTTTCCACGGTTTAGGATTTGGTTTAATGCAATATATTATTTTGATAAAACATTTTGATGGTGAAAATTTAATTTTTGTTGATATTCCAAATTTATCATGGCGTAAAGATTTTGACTACATTGATGATCGAATTATTGATATCACTTTTGAAAATTATATACGACAAAACAAAATAAAAAAAATAAATTTAATAGGACATTCATATGGTGGTGTTATTATACAAAAAATATTAAATAATTATAATGAATATATTGATAAAGTTTATTTTTTAGAATCACCTGTGTTTTCGACGCTTGCCGGTTGTATGACAAAAAAAATATTATATAAAAACGATGTACCATATATGTATAAAATATTGTTATTTAACGATTTAAATCTTGAACAACAATTTTCAAGAACAGATACTATGATAAATCAATTTATAAATCCAACATATTATGATAAATATGTTTGTTTTTTTGCAAAACATGATGAATTAATTGATTATTATACTGTTATGAGTGATGATCAAATTAATCATGTTGAACATTATTTCTACAATGGGAAACATGGTTCTGCTATATTAAAAAAAAAAGTATTAGATTACATAAAAAATATAATATTTCAAAATAAAAATACAATATAAAATTTAATGTTATTTTTACCATTTACATTTACATTTATATTTAACTATACATAATGTCGGACTATTAACATAGTCAGTTAATTTATGTAATGATCCACTTATTTTTTTATTTAAGTCTACAAAATACTCTAATGAATAAGAATAATTAGATTTGTAATGTTTGATAATTATATTGTAATTAGTTCCTGCAACTATTTGATATTGTGCATATACAACACCATAATGTAATTCAATATCAAAATATCTTAATATTTTATTGATATTTTTAATTTGATCATTTATTTGTTCTAATCACATATCATTATAACCTCCAGGTAGCGACATGTTATATTTTTATTTTAATTGTTTTATAATAAAAATAAAAATAGGTTTATATTTTTACTAATAAAAAATGAAATTAGATTTTTATGATGATTATCATAAAAATAATAATTAGGATAAATATTTTATAATAATATATTTTTATAGTTTACTATAAAATAATAAATATGATTATACATTCTTATACTACACATGGCAATCGTTCATATCAGGAAGATACTTATATTATTAAAAAATATTTAACTAAAAATAGTTCAAATGCAACTGAAACTGAAAATTTTTCAAGATTAAGTGTTGATTTAATAGGTGTATTTGATGGACATGGAGGTGGTGACATATCTAAAACCATTGCAAAATCACTTCCTGCATATTTTTATAAAGAAAATTTAATAGAAAACAACATACCAAAACCAACTGTAAAGTATGATCAATATATTATATCGACATTTGATAATTTTCAAAATCAATTAAATGCAACTCATAACAAAAGTACATCTCAAGGTTCAACCGTTTGTATGTGTTTAATTTATGAATATAATAATAAAAAAATTGTTACATCTATTTGGTCTGGTGATAGTCGGGCGATGGCATGTAATCAAAAATTAATAGGTGATAGTTTAACATTAGATCATAAACCGGATAATCCATTAGAAATAAATCGTATAAAATCATTAGGCGGTACAGTAACATTTGAAAAAAATGATGTACCCAGAATAAATGGCGTGTTAGCAGTGTCACGATCTCTAGGTGATTTTGATCAAAAACAATTCATTGAACACATACCAGATATAAATCATAATTTATGTAATTATAAATTTATAGTTGTTGCTACTGATGGTCTGTGGGATGTTATGAATAATCAACAAGTAACTGATTTTGTGTTGTCAATGATATTTGAAAATCCAGATGTTTTAACTGGTTCACGAACAAATAAATCTGAACAAAATATAGCTTCTAAATTAGCAGATCAAGCAATTAAATTGGGTAGTGATGATAATATAACTATTATAGTTTATTTTGTTGATTATTGTAAAGATGATTATTTAAAATATATTAAAAATATAACAAATGAATTATAATTACTTTAGTATTTTAAATAAAACAATTATATATATATATATATAATTGTTTTATTTAGCAATTTTCATTTTACTTTGTAATTTTTTGTTCATAAATGCTCGTAATATTTTATTAGATAAAAATAACACAATATCAATTATAGATGTGTTCTACAAAAATTAAATTTGACAACAAATTCAACTATATATATTTACATTAATTCACCAGGTGGATATGTTATTCAAGGATTAAAAATAATTAATGGTATAAATAATTTACATAGTCATAATATCAATGTTGTTTGTGTAGCAGAATATGCAATGTCAATGGCATTTATTATTTTACAATCATGCAATACACGTTATGGATTAATTTATAGTAGCTATATGCAACATCAAATGTCTATTAATTCTGGTAAAGTACAATATGAAACATTAAAAAATTTAATGGAATATCATGATGCAATGGTTGATTATACAGACAATTTACAAACTACCAAAATAGGTATGAGTATAAATGATTTTAAACAAAAATACATATCTGATTGGTATCTTTTTGGACCCATGGCTAAAACATATAATATTGTAGATGATATAGTTACTGTCCAATGTACAAATGATTTGGCGAATAAAAAATACAATATAATTAAAAATAATTTTTTCTATGTTGCAAATATTACACTATCAAGATGTCCATTATATGATTATGAAAAAGTAGAATATAATTTCCATGATTATTTATCAAATTATACGAATACAAATAGTGAAAATATTAATATTTATAATATTTATCATATTAAACAAGAAAATATTAAACACAATTTACATTTAATGTCTTAATTGATTAAAACAATAATTATAATATATTCATAAAAAATATATTATAATTATTGTTTCTTGTCATGATTATTTCTTTTTCTAATAATATGATGTTTTAATAGAATATAAATATATTAACCAAAAAATTAAAAAAAAATATACTATAATATGATGTAAATAAAAGCTAATCAAAAATTAAATTAAATTGTAAATTAATATATTTTTATTTATATAACAACTATATTAACGTCGAATTTCTTAATTCTTTTGGTTAAGCCATAATAACTAGTCAAATTATCTTTTTTTTTATCTATTTTTGGAATAACAACATATATTGTATTTTTTACATATTTTCGGATCATCACATATATTTAATGTGTGATCACATATATTGTCATCACTTTTTTTATCAATATCAATTAATTTGGTATAATCAATTTTAGGTGGTAATATATAACGATTTATTTTATCTAAATAATTTAAATTATTTATTTTATTTAAATTATTTATAATATTAATCATACGACTCATTATATTTATCATTGTTTGTAAATTATCAAAAATTAAATATATACAAAATTATATTCAATTTTTTGATAATATGTATGCCTTAAAAAAATAAACACATAATAGTAATTAGAATGGAAAATAATGTTATATACAATATGAAAAAAATATTTGATATTTATAATTCGTATGAATTAAATATATTGAAATTTAATTTATACCCTTGAAGATTTAAAACCGCACCTTTTGGTGAAATAAAAAATCAAAAAGGTTTGCCGTTACTTAAAACCTGCTATTTCTAGATAGTCTTGTTAAAGACTATTTTTATGATATTCGTATTAAGGAGCACTCCTTTACAAATTATCACAAACCAGGTTTATGAGGACATGTAACTTG